CCGTGTTTGCTTTCGTAGCCGCACTGTTGGCAGAGGAAGCGGCACTGTTGGCTGAACCCGCTGCGGTGTTCGCACTATTGGCGGCTGTCTCGGCTTTTTTCGTTGCGGCTACGGCATTTTCATAGGCGGTCTGAATGTGTTCCAGACTGACCTTGACGCTCGTTTGAACCCCATTTATCAGCTTAACGCCGATAGTGTATAATCCTTTCAGATTGTCGGAAAGGGTTAATTCGCTGATTTTAATTCTTTTCAATCCCATAATGTCATATTATTTTTCGTAAGTCAATCGCAAACTCCCCGTCTTCTGTCACAACCAAATCCCGTGTTTCCGTGGCAAGCACAAATTCATCGTCTTCAAGCCTGAATGAAATGAAGCATACGGTAACGGTAAATTTGAGCCATATTTTATCAGAGGCGTAAAACTCGGACACGGAACAGCTTTTATAATGGCAGGGGTATTCATATCCCGTTTCATCAGAGTATAACAGCCGTTGTTCAGGACGCACAAGGTCATACAGCAGAGCGTTATAGTTGCGCCACAGTTCAGTCAGTGAGGCGGCTTTCATAAGGCAGTTTATCTTTACGTCCTTTGCCTTATAGGTCACTTTTTCCCCGTCATACAAAGCCCCGTTCAATTTGTTGATATTGCGCAGGAGGCTGGTCTTGACATTCGGCGATTTCTCTATTTCATTAAGCGTTCCCTCCAACACATGAACCCCATAAACAGAGAACGGCTTCCCGTCAAGTTCATAATAATCAGAACCGGGAACAGTGCTTTCAGGTTCTTTGTAGGTGTACCCGTCCAAAGGGAAATCATCGGCAAGCTTTATCGTGATGAAACCGAGATGCGTTGCCAAATCCGTGTTAGGGTTTGACACAAGACGAAGACGGTAAGTACGTCCTATCTCCCTGAAATCAAACGTATGATAGGCTTTGTCTGACAATCGTTCTATGAAGCCTCCCCAACGGTAATCCATGCCTGAGAGAACAATTTTTAAGGAAAATTCCTTCGTGTTCAAGGTAGGTTCTGACAAGTCAGGTTCTATGCCGTCTTCTTCCTGCCAGTCGTTGCTTGTGACCGCTTTCAGAGGCGGGAACGCCACAAGTTCGTTGTAGCCCCCCTCCTGAACATAGATGCCGTACTCTGTGAACGCATCCTTACCGTCTATGTAAAATCGTCCTGACATCATAATATTACCGCATTTCCTGACACGTTACGAATTTGTTGGCAACCCGTTGACCCCTTGACGGAAACAACCGCCCAGCCCGAGGCGTTGATGAACGCTTTAGCCCCGTGAAGAAGAAAAATTTCATGGCGTTCAAGCGTGTCACAGTTTATCGTTGCGTTTGTACGCCCGATAAGAACCGCTTTTCCCGGGTTTCTCAGCGTGATTATACCCGCATCAATGTAAACACCGTACTTCTCGGGGTTGAACGGCTTGAACAGCCTGAAAGTCGCTATATTCGGGAAACGGTGTTTGATACAGAACTCCATACCTTGTGGGCTTGTGAACAGCCGTATAAGGCTCTGTAAATCTTCCGTGCCTTTGAACATATCACACATACGGTATTTCTCTGCCATATTTGGCAGGGAACGGCTATCGCACTCCTGCCGGGCTTGCTCTTTGGCAACCCTCCATTGGGCGTAAACTTGTCTAATAATGTCTTCCATACTTATATCATTTTTATGCCTTTCAAGGCGAAATCGTTAACTGTATCTTTTGTCTCTTTGACTGAGCTTTCAATGCGTTCAATGCGTCCTGCCATGTTTTCGGTGTGTTTCTCAATGTTCAATACTGACTGTAAAATCATGTTCACGACAGAAAGAATGATTTTCGTGTTCTCAGCGATTGAATACGTGTGCCCCTGAATGGCTGTCGCACGTCCGTTCAATTCATCAACACTTTCTTGCGAAGCTGTGGCGATTCCTTTCTGAGAGGCTTCACGGGTTGCGTCTGCTGTTACCTCAAACATTGATTTGACGTTCTCAGGCAGGTTTTCCCATATCTTGGCGAAATCTGTTCCGACAGCGTTCAAGTCAGAAGCGAAACCACTCATGGATTGGATAACAGCGTCAAGACCGATAAACTGACCGTCCTTGAACCATTTAGCCTTGTACTTGTCGAATATCTCCCCAAGAGGTTCTTCAAGAAACTTGGAAACCAACATTCTTTTCATCACGTCAGCCACGATGTCTTTGACCTTATCGCCCCATGCCTCGGCGTAATCTTCGCCAGCCTGAAACGCTTCAAAAAAAGCGTCTCCGAGTTCTTTGGCAATATCGGAACTTGAACCGCCGATGATGTCCTCAACCATGTCATTGATGATGGCGACAGCCTGTGCGCCGAGTTCTTCAATTTTTCTGTTCCATTCATCAATCTTACCGTGGTCTGTTTTTTTCTTGTCTTCTTCATTCCTGATTTGTTCTTGAATAAGAAGTTGCTGCTGGGCGAGGTTTTTAAGCTGTTCTTGGGCGTTGCTGTATTTCTCACCCCCGAGAGCCTTGTCAGCCGTGTAAGCGATATTTGCATACGCCGTGGCGAGTTTTTCTGCGGTCTTTTGAAGCAGTGCTGCGTTGTTTGAAACGTTGCTGAACAGAAGTCGCCAAGCCCCTGCTACGTCATTGACAGCGATTTTATTTCTCAGGAGTTCTTTGTAAGTCTCAGATAAAGCCCGTTTCACACGTTCAACCGCTTTTCCGCTATTTTCTTGTAACCGCACAATATCTGCGTTGTCAAGTTCCCATTGGAGTTGGTCTATTCTATCCTGCAGGGCTTCAATTTCTTCTTGCTTCTTGTCATCATTGTTGAACAGGTTCACAATCTGCATGGCTATTGACATGGCAGCCGATATGATAGTCAGGATGACAGAAGCCTTTTCAACCGTTTGAATGGCTGTTGCTGCCGCTGTCGCTGTTCCCTGAATACCGGTGGCAGACATATTCACAAGCTGAACAATACCGTTTATCATTGACAGAGAAGCGGTCATGATGCTGCCAGCCGTTGAAATGATTTCGCCTGCCACGCCGCCGACCGTGTCGCCAATGCTCTCAAACTCCCGTTCACATTCTTGAAGCGTCTTGTACAAGTCCTCCCATTCTTTGATTGAGCGTTTGCCGGGATTTATATCATTTTTAGCCTGTGCTTTCTCAACATTCTTTTTGGCTGTTGCGACTTTGGCACGGGCAACAGCGATTTTATCAGAAGACCCGCCGTTCTTTTCAAGTTCGGCAAGTTCCTTTTCTGCCTCCGCTAATACATTCTTCAACTGTTTAAGGGTTAGTTCCGCTATTTCATCGCACCATGCCTGATACGTTTCTTCACGTTGTGCGAACTGTTCGTCTATGCCTTTATAGGCTTCCTGTTCAGCACGGTTCAGTTCGTCCACGTTTCCTTGTGTGACACCCTTACGGAGCTTCTTGTTGCCGTCTTTATCTGTTTCATAGAGGCTTTCACGTTTTTTCTCGTATTCCTCTGTTATTTTTAGACGTTGCTGTTCATAGGTCAGAATGTCTTTCATCATATCGTCAAGGGCTTGTTTGTTACCTTTGACTTGAATCTGCCTTGCAACTTCGGCATAAGACTTTAACATTGCTTGCTGCTCGGAAGAAAGGTCAGAGGTTGTCAGGTTCAAGGAAGCCCGGTATTCAAGCTGTTGTTCCTTTGTCGCTTTCGGGTTCTGATTGAGCCATTCAAGCACTTTTTTGTCTTTCAGGTCTTCAATCATTTTCTGCGCCCGTTTATCGTTCTCGGCGATAAGGCGGTCATAGTTCAACTGCACCTGCGCAACGGTCTTTTCATAACCGTCTTCAAGTTCGTTGATTTGAGCCTGACGGATGTCTATCTCGGCTTGTGAAACTGCTTCTGAAACCTTTGCTGAATACTCCTTGATTTTAGCCGTGCGTTGGGCTGTTTCATCGGCGATTTTTTGCTGTTCTTTAGCGAGTCTCTTTTCCTCGTTCTTTTCCTGCGTTGTCTTCTGGCTTGTACCCGCTTGTTCAAACAGTTTTTGAAAGTCAGATGAAACAGAGGTCATTTTCTCGGAATACTTGTTTATACGAGCGTCTATTTCGTTCAGAACAGGGTCATTGGCGATTGTCTGTTTGAACGCTTCGCGGGCTTTTCTCGCACCTGCCTCGGTGTAAACCCATGCTCCGTTGCGGTCAACGTATTCATAGCCTCCTTGTGTCGTGTGTGAATATCCCGGCACTTTGCTTCCCGCCTGAATCTTATCCATTTGGTCTTCAAGAGCCATTTGGCGTTCAACCCTCTTTGCGTAGGCTTCATCAAGACGGGATTGCCATGCGGCGGCTTCCGCACGTTTCTGAAATGCTTTCATCATCAAGGAAGTGTTCTTGACAAAGATGTTTTCAGCATCATTGACGCTGTTGACGGCAATTCCCAATTCTTTGAACTTCGTCTGACTTTCTTTTATCCACTCACGCTTTTCATGGGCTGACTTGCATTTCTTGTATTCGTCTTGAAGACGTTTATACGTTGAAATGGCTTTGCCCGCTGATTCGCTAACCTGTTTGTTGAACGCTTCGGCTTCCTCACGTTCCTTTTTCAGAGCGTCAGCGGCTTCGTCCGTTGATTTTCTGAAAGCAAGGAAAGCTGTCACGGCGGCTGCAAGAACAGACAGAACCAAACCAAGCGGATTTGCTTTTACAGCCATGTTGAAAAGCAACATAGCGTCTTTGGCTGAACGTATAGAGGTTGTTAGAGACAGAAAAGCACTAACAGTTCCCCAAATGTTCATCAATTTATGTGCGGCTGCGACAGCGATAACGGCGGCTTTATATGCCCCGTATGTAGCGATGATTGTCAAAAGGATGTTACCGACTGTTTCCCAGTTCTCAATCAGGGTTGAGACAAGACCAAGAGAGGTGTTTATTACCCCCTCCTGTGACTGACCTATGGCATTGAACATTGTGTCGATTGCGTCCTCAATGTTTGAAATCTGCCCTGTGATTGTTTTTGACCGAGCTTCCATAAGACCGCCGAACTTACTGCCCTCGTTGGTCAGGTTTTCAATGGCTTTCTGAACTTCGGGGAATCCGACTTTTCCGTCTTCTACAAGTTGTTTGACCTGATTTTCAGCTACGCCGAACTGTTTTGCGAGTTCTTCCATAAGAGGAATACCACGCCCCAAGAATTGGTTCAGGTCTTGTGTGTACAAACGTCCTTGAACCATTGTCGTTCCGTACAGATAGGCAAGGTCGTTGATAGGGATTGAAAGCCCGGCGGCGATGTCCCCGAGGCGTATCAAAGTGCTGTTCACGTCATTTGCGGCGACACCGTATGCAAGAAGCAGTTTTGCGGCTTGACCGATGTCTTTCAGACCGAACGGAGTTGTGGCGGCTGTCTTGACAAGCTGGGTCATCAAAACATCTGCCTGACCCGCAGAGCCGAGCATGGTTTTGAAAGCGATTTCAAGCTGTTGGAATTCTCCACGGACAGTCGCAACGTGCGTGATGAAATCTTTTATCTGAGACACGGCAAACACGCCTGCGACAGTCCTGCCGATTCTTTTGAATGAATCGTCAATCCTTGCGCCTTCGTCAACCGCTGTCTGCCCTATGCCTTGGAGCAAACGCCGTGATTCGGCTACTCCTACCCTTAACTGGGAGTTGTCAAGCCCGACACCGTAATTCAGTCTTCCTTTATCGTTGTTCATTGTTTCTGCCTTTAATCACAGGTTTCAAAAAATTTCCTTACTTCTTCTTTGTTTCTTGGGTCATCTGCCTTGATAACTTTTTGTCCTTCATCCTTTTTCCCGTCATTTTTCTTTTTATCGTATGTCGGGAGAATAGCCCCGTACATTATCATGTTCGTATAGCTGATATTGTACAAAACATAGTCAAAGGTCAGATTGTAGCCTTTTGCAAAACCGCCTACGACAGCCCAAATGCTGTCATTTAGTTCTCCACTTTCCTCGGATGAAGAAGATTGAGTTCTGCAAGGAAAGTGGTAAGCCCGAAAAAATCGGCTATCTGCATTCTTGATAAGATTTGGCTTACAATCAGGTTCAGTTCCCTCGGGGAGACATCTTCAAGAAGCTCTTTTGCGAGTTCCGCTTTCTTGTCAATGGTAATTTCAACTTCAACCGTGTATGGTCGGCGAATAAGCCCGCACAGATACCGTTTTTCTTTGATTTGCGGAACTTTTTTCTTTTCTGTGATGTTCTTTGCACCAAGAATGAGAATAGCCGCTATATCTCCGAGAATACGGCAGTCTTTCGCTACGGATAATGTTTCTTCAACGACCTTCTCCGTGTCAAGCGCAATATGTGGAAGTTGTGAAATCGCTTCTGAGACAAGTATGAGGGTTGCCGTGCTTGCGGAGGCAACCTGATATGACTTTTCGCCTACCTTGACTTCAAAAGGTTGTTCAAGGATGGTTTCAGCAACCGTTTGTTCTATTGTCTTATTCATATCTGACGAATTTCTAAGTTATGATTAGAGACGGGGGTCGGAATCGAACCGACATGCAACCGGGAAATGCGTTCAGGCTTCACGGTGGATAAACCAGTGTATCAACCCCGCTGAAAATTCTTACTAACCCCCTTTTGTGTAAGGCTTAACGGTTTTGCCCGCCTTGGGTTTCAGGCAACGTGCAACGTAATGAAGCATTTTACCGTCAGCGGTTGAATAGCTTTCATCACAACGAACCACGGAACGGTCAATCTGTGCGCCCTCGCATTCTTCGTCTTCGGGAGTTATGCGGAAAGCGTGTTCTCCTGCGATTAACCCGTCATTGTCTTCAAACGGGCGTTCCGCACCTTTTTTGACAAACATGTCAAATTCGAGTGTATAAGTATTCTTTCCGTAACGGACATCAACAAGTTCGCCGCCCTCCTCTGTGGCGGTCTTCTCGGTTCCCGCCGTGGGGGTGATTTTCGTTGTGTCTTCTTTCGGCGTGTCAAGGACTTCCCAAGCCTCCGGGGAAGTGGGTGCGCCATTTGTTGACAGGGTTGTTTCAATCTTACATTTACCCCATGATAAAACTGCCATAACTTCTTCGTTTTTAATGTTCTACAATTTATTTGATATTTAGAGGCGCATCATCGCCGCCGAAGAACTCGTAATGAAGTTTCACAACGATGAAATGCTGATTGATGTCAGGTTCAGCCTCCGTGTAAATGGTTTGTTGAAGCCTGAATTTATAACAGGACTTATCGGCGGTCAGGCTGTTGACCCAATCATTGGCGAGACGCTCAATTTCTTCTGTCCGTTGACCATCTTCAACGAGAACTCCGTTTCCGTACAAGTCAGTATCGGGTACATAGATATTCACGGTAACGACACCTGTCTGAACTTCGTCAGGCAAGCCCGTTGTGAAGATTACCACCGCATCTTCTCTGTTACTGTCACGTGGGCGGTAACCGCTTCTGTAAACCTCGCCTGAAATCATTCCCGAAAGAACGCTGTCTTGCAGTAGTCGGTACACATCCCCTTGAATCTGTTTTGAAGTCTTAGCCATATAAATTCTGTTTAATGAAATCCGAGTTGCTTCAACATTTGCGGTACAAGACGCTCGGCAAGAAGTTCTGAACTGTCAAGAACGTCAAGCCCTTTTGCGGACACATAAGAAGCGTAGTTCATACCAGCCACGACAATAAGGCAAATCCCCTGCGGGAATTTTCTTGCGAGGCTTTTCACATACGCTGCCCCCTTTGAAGAACCGTCCTTGCCTTGTTTCACGGTTTGGAAGCTGGATGAATGGATTATTCGCCCGTCAACCGTGATAACGTAGCCGATTGAACTTCTCAGGTTGCCCGTGCGGTCTTTGTAAGAATTGGTTGAACGTGCCCTGTTCAAGACTGTCTCCCCGATATACATCAGGTTTCGGATAAGAACTTGTTTCAGCCTTTCAAGCTGCTGTTCCGTGTATCTGTCAATCTCCGACATCGGTGTTAGTTGTGTGATAGGCATATTCTTCTCAGTTATTTTTTTGCGAAATCGGCGCATGTGGCGTTTACTTTTCTTATTGGTATGTTTGACCGGGTTGAAAAAGAAAAGCCGACATACAGCCGCACATCGCTTTAGACCAAAATTCTTACTTCGCACACGGCTTCAAGCGGTTCTGCCTGAATGATTGAAAACGTGCCAATCTCTTTTCCTGACAAGTCTTTCAAGCGTAGCTGTTCCGATGGAACGGGCTGTTCTTCAATCAGGATTTCATAGGAAGCCACTGTGAAGTGTTCCCCCTTGATAATTCCGAGTTGGTTGAACTTCTTCGCCTTGAATTGACATGGAACAGGTTCGCCCCATGCCACGGAAGACGGTTTGACGGGATAACCCGTTTCAGGGTCAATCCCGCCCGCTGTCTTTGTCTTGAATTCGATTGTTCCGTTTTGAATAATCATAGCCGAGAACCTTTATATCCGTAAATAGGTTTGTTTGCGCTGCCGCTGTCATCGTCAAAGTCTTTGTACAAGGCTTTAGCGTGATTGCGGAGTTGCGTTCTTTGTTCGTCCGTGAATGAATAGGACTGACCGCCCTGAGACACGTCAGGGGCGAAAGACAGCCACAGAAAGATGTCAGCGGCGGCAAGGTTGTATGCCTTTCCTTTCAGGATTTCCGCTGTCGTTTCTGTGTCAAGGTTCAGCCCCCGTTTCTCCGCTGTTTCAACGAGCGTGCGGAGAGGAACGGGGTACGAGTTCAGCCCTTTCAATGCTTCGATAACTTTTGCCATAGGTCAACCGTCTTTAATCCCAACCTTGTGCGTCCGTTCTCACGTAGATGTTACGGTAAGCCGTATCAAATACGGGAATAGCGTCAGCCTGACCGATTGTAACCTCGCTCTTAGGCTCAATCGTGCCGTACTTCTTCACGACTGTATGGGCACGCACGGCTCTCAGAATTGTTTCTTCATTTTCCTGAAGAATGTCATACTGCGTGGAACCGAGTATTTCACTTTCTGACAAAATCATACGGCTGTTCTCAAACGGGTTGCCAGAAGTCTGTGAACCGTCTGAAAATTCACGGGTGATGGTTTGGTCGATAACACGCAGTTGAATACCGTTCAGCCATGCTTGTTTTGCGAGCATGGTATTTACAGCAGCCAAGTCAGGTGTTTGAGAGATACCGAGGGCGTTGGCGGCGAAAGAAGCGCACTGTTTAATAATTTGTTCCGCAGAACAGATTTTGTACAGTTCATCCAAATTGATGAAAGCGTACTTCAAGTTCAGGTTATGCTCCTTACCCAACTTCACGAATTTAGCAAGGTCGCCGATAATGTCAGCGGTTGACTTGCGGCTCCAATCAACGGATGATTTGGTTTTCATCTCATCATCCACGTCATAGTCAAGGTCAAATTCATTGGCATAGGTTGCGTTCGTGGTGGTTGTGAATTTAAGCACGCCAGCGTTTGAAGCAAGTTTCCATGCAATGTATTCTTCCTCAGACTGAACGCCGTTGAAACAGAAGTCAACATCATTGCCCCAATATTCAACAAGTTTGGTCGCATCTTCATCCTGAGCGAAAGCCAAAGCCGTTTGATAATCTTTGATTTCAGAACGTGAAAGTTCACGGCTGATAGAGATAAACGGAATATCTCCACGTGCGCTCTCGAATATCGGGCGGCGTTTACGCATGATAGTTCCGTTATCGGTATGCAGGTCGGCGGCGACATTCTTCTTTTCAAGCTGGTTCGTTAAGGTTTTCCAGTTGAAGCCGTTGACTTTCTTAACGGGGAAGTGTTTCCCGAAAAGGAAGCCCGAAGCGTCAGCCGAGTTCAGACGGGCTTGAACCATTTGTTCGGTCAAACCCTGAATCATTGTATTTACAATAGTTCCCATAAATTACTTACGATTAATAGTTTATGATACCTTTGAGGTGTTTCATCACACATTCAGGAAGCGGGTTGCCCTTTGTCACGCCAATAAGCCAAGCGTCCGTGTCAAGGTTTGAGTTTTGCACGATGGGCTTGCCTGTTCCGACAAGTGAAAGCGGGGTGTATTTCAGTTTTGGGGTTTCATCTTCCGATTTCGCTGCGGCTTCAATGATAAAGCCGCCTTTCTCAATCTTCACGCCGAGAGCGGTTTCGACCTTGATTGTGTCATGGGTTTTCTCTGTGGTTGTAATAGATATGATAGCGTAAGCCTTGCCGCCCTTATCAGCCATGACGAAATCGCCTACTTTGAAATTGTGACCTTTATTTACTTTGATGTCAGTTGCGGCAAGTGCCGCTTCTTCCGACAGTACGGCAATCTTCACAGCGTGGCAAATGCCGTTGTCGGGTGCGCTTAGTACTGCGCCCTCATTCAGAAAATCGCCGCCGAGTTCAGAAACCTTGACCGAAACACCGCCACGAATATCCGCTACTTTGTGCATAAAGACACGGGGGGTGCGGGTGTCCTTACGTCTTTGAACTGTCATTCCCATTTTGGTAAATTTTGAATGTTAAACATTAGAACGGCTGACCGTCAGCGGGCTTGTTATCACGGTGTGATATAGCCTCTATTTGCTCTTTTGTCAGTTCGTTCCCTTGACTTGATGAACCGCCGTTCTGTGCGGCAGGTCTTCCGAAAACAGCCCCTTTTGCCCGTGTGTCATTGACAATGCCGTCCACTTCGGTAGTGATTTCGCCGACAAGCGTGTTGAACTGTTCATCGGTTAGACCGTCAACAGGTGTGCGCTCGTAAGCCTTACGTAGATTTTCAGGCAGTTTTTCAATGATTGTGGAAAGTTGTTGCTTGCGGGTTGCAGTTGTACGGTCTCCATCCATTTTGTTCAAACGCTCGGTTATCGTCTTGTTGCTTTCGATAAGAGCCTGTGCCCAAGCCGGAACTTGCTCGCCCCCTGCGGATTGTGTCTGAACGGTTTGCGTTCCTCCTTGCTGACCGCCCTGAGAGCCGCCCCCGTTATCAATCTTTTGCCCGTCTTTCAGACCGTATTTGGTTTCATAGGTTTGTACGGCTGTCTGTTGGGCTTCTGTCGCACGGCTGTCGCCGTAGCTTTCAATGATTTCGATGAACTCTTTTGTTACCCCTGCAATAGCAGTTGTTATTTGTTCATCTGTGGTTACAGTCTTGGCGAGTTTATCGGCAATCCTGTTCAATACATTTGCGTTGACCCCCGGAAATTTGGCTTTCAACGCCTCTAAAATCTTTTGTTTCATAATGAATGCTTTGTTTAACTGAAAAGTTTACGCAACAAAGGTATGCTTTATTTCTTAAAGTGATTACAATATACTCAGAAAAATAATGCTTTTTTTCTTGTTTGTCTCAGTTTTTATGCTATAAAATATGCTTTTAAGCTATTTTGAGGCTGTTTTTAAGATAGTGGAGTTAAATACTACGGAAGTGGAGTTAAGTGGGGTTAAAAATAATCTGTCCAGTTAATTTTCATCCGAAAAAGTTGATTATTTCCAAAATACTTAACTTATATTTGCAACGTGATTAAGATGTAATCACTTTTGAACCTCAAAAAACAGAAATATGAAGACAGTGAGTTTAGCATACAGCACAAGAGAAATCAACCGTAATTTCAGAATTAAGGTTTCAGGCGTTGACGGCGAGGGAAACAAGGTTCACAAGCTGGTTGGCGTTTCAGGGGCTATCGCTCTTATCGGTGTTGAAATGTTTAATAAACTTTTGAAGCGGGCTTTCAGCAGCGTTGAAGACAAATGCGTATGCAAACTCAGAAGAGGTATCAAATTTTCATTCTATATCAAATAATCGAGAGGACAGAATTATGATAGCAAGATTTCACTACAACATTCCGAGACATCACGGAAAATACGGAACAGCCGTTTCAGTTTTCAATAACAGAGAGGAAATGCGCAACTGCGAACAGCCGGTTGCATATTATAAAACTTATAAGCATCAGACCCCTGACGAAGAACGGGTTTGCGATGGCGACCGCCAAATTGAGGACTTAAAAGCAAAAGTTTTGAAGAATTTCCCAAACGTTGAATTTATAAATCTTTGAACCATGAAAGAAATCATTGAAGCAGCTTATATGTCAGGCTTTGAGCCAAGTTCGGATGACCTGACGGAAACCGCCCTGTATGAAGAAGCAAAAGCATATTTAGAAAAATCAATTCAGTATTAACCCAAATAAAATTTTCAAGTATGGAAACAATGACAGTGACAAACGAAAAGACCCTGCAACAGGGTTTGAATGATGTTGTAATCAACAAGGTTCAAAAAAATGATTGACGGCAAAGCCGTTGGAGTTCAGGCGACAATGGAACGCCTTATCAACGAGGGAAAGATAGCGCAGGACTATATCGCCCCGATAGGCGTTAACCTGAGACAGAAAGACCACAGCCCCGTGATAACATTCAACGGCGGGGACGACAAGCTGGTAATGAACATGCCTGACGGTCAGTTCTCACTCCATGATAATGCCATAGGTCAGCTTGCCGACAGAATGGGAGTTCCGCAACGTTATCTCAGACAGCTTGCGCAAGGGGCTACATGGGCGAAAAGCCTTGCCGCAGAAATCCTGAACGAGCATAGCGGTTGGACGGAAAGAAGCCGTGTTCTTGTCAGAACCGTAGGGGAACAGGTTCGAGGCGTTCTCTCTGACAGTTATCGCCGTTTGAACAGTGTTGAAATCCTGACCGCCTTTGTTCAGGAAGCGGCAAAACAAGGAGCGGTTATTTCGGACGCTTATATGAACGACACAAAGGTTTGGGCTGAAACAATCCTGCCACAGCCACTTGTTATCCCGACAGCGAAGAACGGCGATGTTATTATATTCGCTGGCGCACGCTTCTCAACTTCTGATTACGGGGACGGGGCGGTTGATATGCGGGCGTTTCTTTTGAACGGGGCTTGTCTCAATGGCATGGTTCGTGAAAGCGTGATGAAACAGGTTCACTTGGGTTCTAAACTGCCGGACAACCTGAAACTATCCAACAAAACGTATGAACTTGACACGAAGACCACAGTTTCAGCGGTCAAAGACTTGACAAAGGGACTGTTCAGCAAAGAGAACCTGACGAAGAAAGCCTACGAGATACAGGGGGCTTCCGAAATTGATGTTGACTTCGAGCATGAGTTGAAGAACCTGACGAAGAACGGAAGTCTTCTGAAACAGGAGGGGAAAGAGGTTGAAAAGATATTGATGCGCAATGACCCAGATGACGGCGTTCAGGGCGGTTCAACCCTTTGGAAACTCACTCAGGCAATCACGGCTCACGCCCGTGAACTGACACCCGAAAGAAGCCGTGAACTACATGAAATTTCAGGGGCACTTCTCAACCGAGTGAAATTACAAGCATAAATTAACAATCTCCCGTGAACCCGTAAAAAGCGGGTTTGCGGGCTTAAAAATAGACTGCAATGAAAAAGACAGATTTGACATTTATCGGTATTGACTGTTGGGACAGACCCGTTTACAGAGACACCAACGGCAAATTATGGAAAGACATTACGCTTGGGAGCGATACGCCTGAATTATATTCAGCTTGCAATAATGACTTTGAGGGAGAACCTGATATGCCTATTGAAATGACTTATCCCGATTTTGAATAGTTGACATGATGTTTAACCACGCCCGACAGAGAGCCGTAAAAGCCCTGTGTCGGGTTTAATAACTGAGAAACAACGATGACAGACGAAAAGAAATTTGAGTTCAATGAAGATATTGAAAATGATTGTTTAATGACATGGAAGAACGCCCGGACTTTGGGACGTTATAAGGCTCTCTGTAATGAACGTGATTCGGTTGACGTGAAGAAATACGATTGCTTCTTCGCTTTTGGTGATGAATCATTCGCAAGGGGTATGAAAGGAATACGTCCTTTGAATGACGGGGAGAAGATTTACAGTTTCGGCGCAGGAGGCTATGGTACAAAAGACGGTATAGAACGCCTGTTCAAGTTTTACGAAGACATGGAAGCCCGAATAAAGAATGAATGTGACCCGCAGGAGGTTTATTGCTATGAATACAATAACCATGAATGTTGCATTGCCTTTGACGGGGATATAGAAGCTATCAGGCTTGTTGCCGGGATATGGGGTGTAGAGACAGCGAAAACAATCAAACGGAGGTCGGCTTTTTATAGGGTTGAAGAGCTTTTCAATTGAAAAAGCAATGTTTTCTACGAGATAATATATGTTTTCTCGTAGAAAACTCTGTTTAATTAGTGTTTTCTGCGCAAGAAACCCTTAAAGGAGAGGAAAGTAAAGAATATAGAAAAAAATACTACTAACGTAGTATAAAAAAAGACCCTGACGGGTCAGGCGCACACGCCGTTTTTGGAGGGGTTCGCCTGACACAAGGTTTGGGGCGTTAAACAGAAAAAGACTATGGAGAAAGAGCAAAAGAGGATTTACAGGGTTCAGTTCAAAGAACCGCCATTGAACGATGACGAAAGAACAGAGTTCTTCTTCACGTCACTTGCGGCGATTTATGATGTCTTCACGGCAGAACAAATCGGCTGTAAGGTCAATCGCTTGTATAACATCGGTCTGCCTGACGGTACGCCGTATAACGGGAAACGTTGCCTGATAACTCAGGAGGCGATTCACGGTAAGGCGCAAAAAAGCCCGTTCACAGGCTGATGATGAAAACAAGCCCAAATAAGCCGATTTAAGACGTGATTTTAGGTTGGCTTATAACTTGTACGAAATTGGATGCGAAAATTCAATAGCGGGGCTAAAAACGGGCAAATCGGGGTTGTTTGTGATTATGGTGTAATCATGTTGTTCGGTTTACCCGTTTGAGGCTTCAAAAAAATATTCGCTTTTTTTGCGAACTCTCAGAAAAAGAACTTATCTTTGCCGTAGAAAAAGAACTGAATATGGAAATAATCTTCAATGAAGAATATCTTCGGGAAATGTATAATACCGGGCGAACGGATAAGAAACACCGTTTTCAGCCTCAAATTATACGGAAATATATTCGTGTGATAGATTTGATGCGGGACACTTCAAATGTCTTGGGGTTAATGCGATACAACGCATTGAATTACGAGAAATTGAAAGACGATAAAGCGGGGCTTTCTTCTGTGAGAGTGAATGACCAATATCGCATTGAATTCGAGGAACATACCAAAGACGGGGAAACCGTTGCCACGATATGCAATATAACAGATTTGTCAAACCATTATAAATGATTGATTATGATAACAATACCGGGAGTTGACCCAAAAATGATTGCTAACAATCTTGAACCTGCGTTTCCCACGCATCCGGGGGAAATCTTGAAAGAAGAAATCGAATACAGGGGGATTTCTCAACGCAAGTTGGCAGAACGGATGGGCATAGGCTATTCTGTTCTGAATGAGATATTGAACGCCCGCCGACCTGTCACTGAAAAAACAGCGATGATGTTTGAGGCTGCGCTGGGGGTTGAAGCTGAACCGTTGATGCGTCTTCAAATGAGATACAATGTGCGTATCGCCCAAAAAGACAAATCTTTCATGCAGCGTTTGGATAATATCCGCAAAATTGCCGCCGTTCTTTAGTGGCGTTGCTATTGCGCCCGAATGCCGGGCGATAATTTAAAATGTGAAGACTTACACCAATTTGGAAAGTAAAGCGTTTGTACGTCAAATTCGGAGAAAATAACTTAACAAATCAGAGTATGGAAACAGTTTTTGATTATAACATAACAGACAAAGAGCGTGAAGACATCGGAATATCTGACAAGGAGCGTTATTTGGCTATTGTGGGGGAAGATACTGCAAATTTAGACCTTGCCACCCTTTTTCATACCCGAGGGGATAATAACAGGATGGCAAGGTACGCTGATAAACTTCCGCTTGATATGAAGTTGGATTTTTATCGGACGGTTACGCACCCTTGATGTTTCTTAGTGTTTCTGCAAATTCGCTTGAAGACATTCTGAGATTTTTAACAAGTTCTTTTGCTGTTTTCAAGTCATATTTACTTTTCGCTTGAACAAACTTCACGATTTCCTCGTGGATTTCTTCATACGGGGTTTTCAGAATGATGTCTTTGAAATGGGCGTGCGCTTCTGCTTGTGTGACGTTTATATGCTTCAATAGGTTTTGAAAATTAGAAACGAAACGCCCATAACCATAACCTCGTTCAATGATTTCTTTAGCGTTGACCGCCTTTCCTCCGAGGCTTTTCACAAAGTCACGGTATGAATGACGTGCGCAGAACTGATTGATAGTTTCCATTGAACGGCTTCTTAAATCAGTTTTGTTTCTCAGGTTTTTCCAACCGACAGCTTGCGCATGGCGTATTTCATGCCATAGGCTTTCAAGGGCGTATTCTTGTTTGAATGTCATATCAACACCCGTGGATATGGCTTTTAAAGCCCCCTTGACTTCTTCAAGCGGGTTGAATATCTCGCCGCTGACAAGCCTGAATTCCCGGTTAGCAATCTTGATTGTGTTCCCCGCCATGTTATAAGCCCCTGTGGAGTTCAGATAAGACCGGGAGTTTGCCATAAAGAAACTTACGCCTTTAGCCCGTGTTATCACGACATCTGTCAACCCGCCGAGGAATAAATCGGGGTTGTTCTGGGCAAAGGTCTTAATCGTGTTCTGAACCTCTTTGCCCGTGATATAGTTCGGGTCTTTGAGTTTCAGAAAGGCTTCTTTCAGGTTCTCAATAAGCCCCGCATCCTGACCGCCTTTCAGTGTCCCCATGTTCTGAATGAACCTTTCAGGAATAAACTTCACGTTATCACGGATGAAGTACGGAACAGATGACATACGTTTCGCCCGGTCTTCATTATCAGCAAGCCATTGTTTGAAATTGTCGGGTACATCTTTGACCTCGTTCTTGCTTCCTTGAACGGGTTCTTCTCCCGCCATAATACGGCGGTTGTCCTCTGCCATTTCTTCCTCGGTCTTCAATACTGTTTCGGCATGACAGCGGCAATGTGGATGCCACCCTGTGAACTTGAACGTTTTCGGGTAAAGCCCTTTCAGTTCATCGCAAATATCCCTGAACGCAATGCCGTTCAAAGTGTGGTTATTACTCAGCTTGATTTCAATCCCGACAACGAAATCAAGGTCTTGCCAGCGGGTATAGTCAGCCGTTCGATAAGCGATGTTCGTTTCTGTGGCGGCGAGGCGGCGGGCGTTCTTGAATGAAGAACGGTAAACGCCCTGACCGGGATGAAAAGTCGCCGCCCGCTTGGATAGCTGCAAAACCCCGTGTTCATCCCTGACACGTCTGAACAGTTTGTCGGGGAATTTAAGGTATTGACGCAGTTCTTTTGTCATGTCCTCGGCAGATACGCCGTTTCTCAAACTGACATCAAGCCCGAGTTCTATTTCCTCCTTGAACTGGTTCGTATAGTTCCATACGCGGTCTGATAGGTTCAGCCCGTTTGTCTTTCTCTGAATGAACGCTTCACGGGCTTCATCGTTCGTGGAGAAATAACGGCGGTATTTAGCCTGAGAGAGTTTTCCCACGTTATCCCCGAAGACCTGACGGGCGAGTTCGTTGTTCTTGTTGTTTGATAGCGTCCAAGCGGAGTTTATGCCGTTGACTATCGCCGCCGACAACCCGCTTTTTAGCCCCGACAACAGCTTTTCTATTCTTTTGCGTGTAATTGGATAGTCGCTGAAAGAAAAAAGCCTGTCGGGGTTAAAATCGCTTATGGTCGCACCGATACGTGCGGCTTCCTTGACAGCAGCCTCGTAAATCTGTTCTATGCGTTTGTCAAGGGCTGACAGGTCTTTCAGGTGTTGACGTTCCCATTTATTCAACCTTGCCATTGTTTACCTCCCGTTTGATGAAGTGTTCGCACTGAGGGGCTGAAAGAAAGCGACAGAACTTGCCTCCCGTGTAGAACGGGCAACGGCACATGAACGGTTTCCCGTTTGCTCCTATCTCATGCCAATCATAGCTGTGCCCGCAGTCACGGCATTGAAATTTCGGTTGTTCTTCGGTCTTTGGCGGTTGTCTTCTTCTTGATATAGCCATAATCTCCCCCTTTCTTGTTATTCAGTCATTTCAAGGTTATCGTACATTTCCTCTTCCTTAATTTCTTTTAGCGTCTTGTCAACGTCATCAGATTGCCCGTAACGCTCAATGGATTCACGCTGAGACATAAGAGGCTTGCCACCGTTGGCTGTCATCAGGTTGTTGATGTCATCCTTTTCATCCGATATTGTGAACGGGGTAATGATGATTTCAGCTTTCAGAGCGTCAATGTCGGCGGCGTAGCTTTCCCCGAAGACAATCTTTGCGTAAGCCTTGATAACGTTTATTTCACGGTCGAAGAACTCAATCAGCGGTCCTTTTTCATCGTTGACTTTCAGTTGTGCATCAATGAACAGTTGTTTCCGGCTCTCTCCTGACAAGGCGACTTGCGACATCTTCTCATAAGACCAATCAGGGAGTTGAAGCATTGTGAAATAGAGGTTTCTCAACTCTGAGACGTGGAATTTCAGGTTCTCAACGGCTTGTTGCCAAGTGACATACTGCGCCGTTGAGCCTTTCGGGTATTGCATGACGGCACGGGCTTCCTTATCAGGGCTTTTTTCATCGCCGTAACTTATCGCTTCATCAGCGAAGACACAGAACAGTGGCTTTGAGTTCTCACGGATGTAATTACCGTTACGGCTCAAAGACCATTCAATTTCGTAAACGGTATCTGACGTGAATTCCCAAATCGGGAAAGGACGGCAGGCGTAAATTGCGGGGATTTTCAAAAGCGTTATATCTTCATTCTCAATCTCCTGCCATGAACCGCTTTCAGAAGACCATTTGATGTGCTTGTTTGCCGTGTATGCGTCAAAGAACTTCACGTTCTTTCTCCCTTTCTTCCTTTGATAGCCGACTGACATTGCTATCATGTCGCCGTATTCATCAAAAAGGGGGTATAGGTCATCGCCGAGCATGGGGGAGAACGTGCGACAACGGATTTTCAGGGGGCTTTTTCTTCCGTAAAGCGTGTTGTTCTGTTCAAGGGCGTACCATAACGTCATAATCTCGCAGCCGGCAAAGAACCTGTTCACACGGTCTATGTCAACGCTGTCGATGCGGTTCTTGTCGAGGACGCTTGTGATGAATGTCGCCACTTCTTTCTGTTTGTCGTTCTCAGGCTTGAACACACGCTTGACAGGTATAGCCGTAACCAGCTCTGTCATTCTCTTTGATGCGAGTTTCTGAAAGCCGAGCGCAATGCGGGTCACGGGCTGAATCCCGTCTTCGTTCACGATGTCGGGGTATTTCTGTCTATCCATGACGGGATGAAACTTCGGGTTATACTCCATTTCAAGCCCTTTTCTGCCGCCCCAAACAGGGACGTTCACGGTCTTTTCACTCAGGGCGGCTATCTTCTGTTCTGCCGTCATGTCCGAATTTAAAATTTCTTCGATTGTCATTTTTGATATTTTTTGAATTGAACATTCTGTTTGTTATCTCCGTATCATTTTCGCAATTCTGTTCACGTTGATAGGTTTCGCATACCGAACGGGATAGAACGTGTTAGCCAAAGCGTCAAACTTATCAGGGCTTCGCCCGAGGCGTTCTTTGATGTCTTCTTTCGGCTCAATATAAAGTTTGCCGTTTGACTTTACCGAGAACTTTATTTCCGTGGCTTCTTCGTCAAACTTGTCATCCGGAGGCAGCATGGCTCCCGTGTTGTTTCTTGGGTTCAGCCAATCACGGACAGCCCAAAACAGATAAGCACGCATATTGAAGAACTTGTTTTGCCCCGTGATGTCACTCAGTTCACGCCCGTTAGGGGTCTTTGCGCTCTCTGAATACTTGCAACTCAGGATATAATGGGGCTCGTCTTCAAGTTCAACGCAGCGGCTATAAACGCCCGCACCCTCTCCGATTGTGTCAATGCTGACGTAAAGACCGATGTTCTGTCGGCGGGCAACCATGATTTTACCAGCCACTTTCATGTGGTCTGCCACGCCGCCTGAATTGTGTGTGTCAAAGGAAGCCACCCAGTTGTCACGGCGAAGAACATAGCACGTTGCGTCACGCCCCATGCCCGCCACGTCAACACCGAGAATATTGAGGTCAGCCCGAAGCGGTTCACGCCCTTTGGCTTGTTTCCAACGTTCATGCGCTTCTTCAAGCCATTGACGGGGGATAAGCGTGTCTTCATCGACTTTCGGGAACAGACCGAGGACTTTCTTTCTGAACAGGTCTTCCGGGCGATACCATTGTCCCTCGAACTCAAAGTCATCCATTTCTGATATGATTTCATCAGGGGATATTTTCTCACACCAATTTTCAAGTTTATCCAACACCCAATCGTAATCAACCTGACCGGGGATAATAATCTTCTTGCTCGCGATATTCGGGGCTGTCAGGCTGTTCAGACGGTATTTGTGCCAACGGTCGCCTTTCTGAGACTTGGCGGCATAACCTACCGTCTTGTTTGGGTTGAAGACAAGAAGAATACGGCTGTCGCCCTGCAGGTTTCCCTCTATGGCGGCAAACGTGTCATCCCCGATACCTGTTGCCTCGGTTACGACAAACATCGTGTGAACCGCATGAAAGCCTGACCACGCTTCATGGTTGTGTTCATCAGCCTTGAAGCCCGTCAGAAACCATTCATCGTTGTTTGTTCTTATGTCATAGGCGTTCAGTTTTCCGATAAGTTCAACGCCACGGGCTTTGGCTCTGTTGAAAAGGCGGCTTATCTCAGGCATCATAATGTTTTTTACTTGACGGTCTGTTGGAGCAGTCAAAGCGACCTTGGTGTTTTCAACAAGTTCAATTTCTCCCAAACTGTTCTTTCTCCAACGAGGTGTGAGATACAAGAAACAGATAGCGGCACAAGCCGCCACGAAGTCTTTTCCACGGGCTGTCCCCGATGCAACCGATGTTCGCCTGTTGTATTGAACGCTTGACAGTATTTCTTGCTGTTCTTTGTCAAGGGTCACTCCGAGGGCTTCACGGACAAACCTGTTCCAGTCTGCCCGCCATAGGTTCATCAGTTCAAGACCTTTCTTGCGGAGAATATCTTTATTCTGTTTCTTCATTGAGTTATTTTTTGCTGATTCGCCCTGTGCCGGGCTTTCGTTTTCAAATGGTAACTTTATACGAGTGAATGATTTCAGAGCCACATTCGGGCGCAATCGGTGTTATTCTGCTTCGTCCTGCGTTTCGGGTTCATCCAACAAGCCGCTTTCAATCAGCAGAGAGGCGAAAGATACGTTTCCGTTGATGTCTTTCTTTTCGGGAGCGTAAAGACCAAGCAGCTTACGCCGTTCTTCAAGTTGTTTCCTGATTTCGGCGATATATGACGGGTCTCCGAGCATGATAACCTCTGTTTCCGTCCTTTCTGTCTGATACGTCCTGATTGAAGTCTGCCCCGTCTCGTTGTCACGGGCGGGAGAGCCTTTCTGCTTGCGTTGTGTCTTGTTGTAATCAGTCTTTGACTTTTCCCACTGTTCCCATAGTTCCCGGCAGGTTTCGTCAATGCGTTCAAGTTCAAGCGTCAGAGCAGCGTCCATATCTTCAATTCTGTTTTCCCGCCATTCGTCAAGAAGCGTCTGCACGTCTTTGTGAACCGTGGCGAGGGAATAAGAAGACAGTTCAAGCCGCTTCACGACTTCTGATTGAATTTTTCTGAGGCTGTAACCCCGCTTGTACATTCCCGCCACGATTTCGAGACGGGCTTGTTTCAGTTGGTTTCTTTTCTTTTCCTGTGCCTTGCTCATAGTTCTTTTGTCATTGAAAGAAAGTTCAGATAAAAGTCAAGGTTGCAGCTTGACAGTTCGATGTATGTTCGCCCGAACTCAGGAAACGTATGAACGGCAAAGTGGCTCTCGGAAAGCAGCCATAAAGCCGTGTAACCTTGTGGGCTGAAATGATGTTCCGTGCAACTCAGAACATTGAAACCCGCTTTACGAAGAAGTTCGTCAAACATTCCCCGCAGTGCTATCGGGTCGGTCTCTTTGACCCATTGGGCGTGATTCCAGATTTTTGCTTGCATGGTCTTATTCATTTTCAGTTGTTTCACTCTCGGAAGAAGTTTCAGTGGCTTCAAACTGAACCATGTCTTCTTCTGTGTACTCAATTTTCGGGTATTCTTTCTTTATGTCTTTCGGGTTGCCTTTGAAGAACACGAGAATGTGCTGGTGCGTCTTTACGACCTTTCTTGTCTCCATATACCGGGCGGCTCTCAGGGCTGTTGAAGCGGTTTGTTCAACAAGGATGATTTCATTATACAGAAGAACGCCCGCTTCTTTGAATATCCGCTTGATGTCGCCGCAGAAGTCATAATAAAAGCCCGTCTTCCGGTCACGGACATCGCCCACACAGATAACGGCGAAACGGTTATTCTTCAGACAGCCGACAGCCGCCGTGAAAGCGTTCTTCAATATCTGAATGAAGTCTTCATAGCTGTCCTGATTGCTTGCGTCATTCGGGAGGTCTGAATACTTTTCAAGGTCAAAATATGGGGGACAACTGAACAGCAGGTCTTGGCTCTCGGGGTTGATGTGTTTTGCCACATTCTGACCGTCATCGCAAATGTAACGGGCTGTCATATCAGCCACACGCTCGTTGTTCAAGCTCGCTTGCTGTTCCCTGAGTTCAATACCCGTGAAGTCATTACCAAGATAAGCTGACACAAAGCCGAAGACACTATCGCCCGCAAAACAGTCAAACGTCTGACAGTCCTTGAACCCGAACCAACGGCAGACGATTTCAGCCATAACGGGGTCAAGGATAGAAACGCCCTGAGCAACGATTTTCGACTGTTCCTGTTCAAGCTCTTCTTTCGGAACGTACTTTTCGATGTACTCTTTGAATGAAATGCCAAGTTCTTTCCTGTGTTCACGGGTTCTTTGATACAAGTCTTTGTACTTGATTTCAAGGCTTGTCACAAGCGTATCATTACGGCTTTCTCCCATATCCCCGATGATGTCGTACCACTTCTTCTTGCGGTCTTGCCAATAGCCTTTACGTGTGTCAAGGATAGAGAACGGGGGAACGACAAAGCGGTCAAACAATGATGATTCGGGTGCGCTGTTCGGCAGGGAAGAAGAACTGTTCCCGCTTTCGCTATCTGATTTGTCTTCCCACAGGTCTAAGCCCCAATCAACAAGTTCTTCCGTGTCCCATTCATTGGCGAGAGCGTCCATGTCCCACTCTCCATACCCCACGTTGTCTTTGATGATGAACTCCCGCTGTTCTGCGTCTGTCAGTTCAGAAGCCTTGATAACATGGGCTGTTGGTCTGTCAAGCCACTTTTCCCAATGACTGCGTAAAAGGTCTCGTTCTGCTTCTGTTTTCTGTGCGTATCCTGAACATTCCCCAAGCCGGGTGTTTATTTCAGCGGGAGACATTTCAGCGATAGCGGACAAAGCCCGAAGACGCATATTCCCACCAAGAACCGTGAACGTGTTGTCAACGACTATCGGGCGAAGTTCAAGCATCTTCGGGAGAATTAGAATAGACCTAATCAACTTTTCAAACTTGTCATTCTTGATTGTACGGGGATTCGCCCCGTTAACCTGAATTTGTGAAAGATGAATCGTTTCTGTTTTCATACTCTTTTTGCTTAGTGATTACATTGTACGCACAAAAATATGAAAAAATGAGTATAAGGTAATCGCTTTTAGGCAAAAAGGGGCTTTTTAAGGGGCAAAATCATTCAAAATGGCTGATTTCATCAAATCAAGGGTCTTTTTCTTGTACAAATCATCAGGCGTTGTTCTGAACACACGCCAGCCCATAAGTGTAGCTGTATTATACTTCTCAATGTCTCCGAGAAAACCTTTTGGGGAAGTGTGCCGCCCGCCCGTCCATACACCGCCCTCAACTTCAAGGGCGATTTTGTGTTCAGGCACGGCGTAATCAAACCGCCACTTCCTGACGGGGTGAAATTTGAACTCTTTTACGCACTCTACTTTTAAATCGGTCTTACAAATAACCGTGAAAACGTCACGCAGGGGCGGTTTTGCCGCTGTCTGTCGGCTTTTCTTTGTTTTTGCGATACTTTTATCAGCTTTCATGTTTTAATGTGATTTTTGGGCTTGTTTAAAGGCAAGGAAAACAGAAAGGGGATTGCTCCCCTTTGTCTGTGTTTATTCTCATTTCATCAGAATGGCAGGTCATCCGTATTTTCCACAGCTTGCGCCCCGTCAAAGGTTGAACCGACATTCATCTGTGGGGCGGCTTTCTTCACAAGCGGTCTCATGCCGCCGATAATCGGGAGGGCTTGCCTCTGTTCTTCTGATAAGGCTTCGTATATCTCCTTGTCAAGTGACTGTTTGATACAGTGTGTTTCTTTATACTGCGGGTTCTCCATTTCTATGGCTGTTAGGTTCAGATAAACGCCTTTTTCCCCGACATAAAGCCCGCTGTCATCAACCGGGATGACAAGACAGCGTTTTGTTTCCGTGCGCCCTTTGAAGTTTGTTATGAACGCCCCTTTCAGTTTCAGAAGGTCTTCTTTGATTGAAAAATTACCCATAATTTCTTGTTTTTTATTCGATTAAATATCCGTTTTCTGTAATAAGTTCACTTCATTTGCGTTCAAGCTCTCAGGCTTAATGATAGCCTTTTTTCTTCGGGTTGCTCCGGGTTCTGAGCCAATAGGGTTTCCGTTGCCAGTGCTTCCGGGGATGCAGCCGTTCCCTATATGGAGGGTAGGGGTCACGCTCTGCTGGTTCAGAACAGATTTTATAATCTTCAAGGCTTATTTTTTTCAGTTCATATTCCAAGCTGCGTTCAATAACTTGCTCCATCAGACATTCAGCCCCGAGCCTTGATATTTGTTCGATAGCCCGTTCAATCTCAGCGATAGACATTCCTAAAGATTCCTGAGCGTTTATCAAAGCCTCTTTTAACTCTTTTACCGCTTCATCAAGGAGACCCAACTTTTCTTGAAGACGGTCACAAACGTCATTCAGGCTGTTTCCCATAAGTCAGCCCTCCTTTTCGTAAGCCCATCCGAGAAGACGGTCAAAGGGAAGCCCTATGCGATGATGTGTGTCTTTTTTTGAAAGACAGAAATCCCCGTCATCGTCAACCTCTCCGTCCGTGCATCCTCTGTAAATTTGCCCGTTATTGAAGACGAATAATGCCGTGCGGTTGCTGTCAATGCCGCCGATGTCTTCCGGGTCTCTCAATGTATAACGCTGACCGTTTGAAAGCGTTATTTTACACCGTGTCACGTTTTTCATACTTGTTTCTCCTTTCTTGTTTCTTGTGTGTCAGATGTTGTTCTGTCCTCGTATGAAAGCGTGATACCCGTCAGAACCCCGTTATCGTCACGTTTGAACAGAGCACGTTCAAGGTATATGCCTCCCTGCTCGAACTGTCTGTTAGAGGCTTCAAGAAAGCCCCTGACTTCTTCAATGTTTATTTTCCTGCCCATTGTTGTTACACATTGTTTGAACCTTGACATTTTTTGTTGCTTTTCCAACCCTCTTTTGATAACTGTATTGAACATCGCCCGTTCTGTTTGTGAAGTAAACGTAACGGTCATTGTCACGGAAATGATAAACCGTGATACCGTCAACCGTGAACAGTTTTTCAACGGGGTATGATTGGTTAGAACTCGCCTTGACTTCTTCAACTTGTTTTGATTCGCACGCTGTCAGGGCTAAGAGTGCGATTGAAATGATGATAATCTTTTTCATGTTTATTAAATTATTTCTTTATAAAAAATTACTGCTATAAACCACTCTTGTGCGAAGAAACTCTGTTCCACGGCTTTTATATCTACCTGAATAATCTCTATGTTTGTCCTATTTACAAATTCTTCAAGTTCCACGGAACTTGTTATTATTTTTATCCGTTTCATTTTGTTGGTATTTTAGTGTTAAACACATCTTTGAGCCACTGTTTATATGGGCTTACCGGCTTACCGTAGAAAGCCATATTAGCTTTGTAATTCTCATACATCTGTTTGCGGAAATCCGCAGGAATTTGTTTTTTCTGTTTTTGCATTTTCATGTTTATATCAGTTTTTATAAGTGAATAAATTCAGTTGTACAGGTCTGTTCTTGACCGTTCTTTCATATATTGGGCAGCGGTCTTTGTAAAAGCAACAACCGTTTTTTGCGGCTGAGAACCTTTCATCCCAAAGCCGCTTGCATTCATCTGTCCCCATTTCGGCTTCTGTGTTCAGAAACTGAACCAGCTTTATACAGAAGAAGCCCCGTTCTTCTTGCTTTTCATCGTGAAGCGGTATCAAGCCGTTTCCTTTCGGTCTCATGGTCTCAACTGTTTAAGAAGTCTTTCAAGACCCCGCCCGTCCTTTATGCTTTTTCCTGTTGCCCATCCGCTGTACGGGAAGAATGTCACTGTTTGCCCTTTGTGAATGAACTGTATCTGAGTGTTGTCACGCTGAACAATTTCAAAGCCGAGTTCCTGAATACGGCTGACAGCATATTCAATGCGTGTCGGTTCAAGCCGTTTTTGCCTTTCAATGTCTAATCTTGCCATAACTTTATCGATTTATCCATTCTTTAACCCTGTTTATGTATGTTGGAGGAACATAGTAGTTAAACTCCCCCTGTTCAAGAGCGTTTATTTCACTTTGTACGGTTTGAATTTTACTGTCTTGTTCCTGTTTAGCGTAGTTGAACAAGTCGTTCTGTACAGGCTTGTTTTGAAGCGTTTTCAGCTTTGTTCGCTTCGCTTTAAGTAGTGTTTTGCTTTTTTCTTCAATATATTCTTCCCCTTGCAGAAGTGTCTGAGGACAAATCGTTAGCTCTGTTTTACGGAGAGGGTTATTAACTTTGATAAGGGCTGCAAGGTATTCAAAATACCACCTCCATTTCTCAATCATAGAGACAGATAATTTGTTCCGATAATAAACCACTTCATCAGCGTGATGACCTTTGAATATGGTTATCTTTACGCAAATCGGATTTTCAATCAATCTTACCATAACTTTGGGTTCTGTTTTTCGTGAATAATTCTTTGAACTCTTTCTATTTCGTCATCAATGACCCGTTCAAGTCTCTTGCTTTCTGTCAGGGCTGAACTTGTCTTGGTCTTGAAATATTCCCGCTGTTTTTCTCTCATTCGGACAACAGCGTCAAAAAATTCTTTCGGCTTCATGTCAATACCTGAATTTTGTGAAGTGAATAATCGCCATAGGCTGTTTTAAATCATAACTTTTAAACCAATCATACCAATCGTTGAACGATAAGCCGTCATTCGCCGCCAAATCAGGCAATTCAACCCTGTTTCCGTTTATCGTTGTGGGTCTGAATAAATCAATCATTTTCAGTTCTTGAATTCCAAGCCCGTCTTCATTTGTCAGTATGGCTATTTCTTCTTGCGGGCTTCTGTATGGTTTTCCCGTCCATTGTCTGACAGAGAGAACCGCCTTCCCGGCTTGAACCTCTGTGATGCGTTTCAGCCATAGCGGATAGTTTGACCGTATCGTGTGCTTCTTTGGGTGTCTGTATAAACACGCTGAACCTCTGTTGAAAACCTGTCCCGCATTGAAAGCGTCACGAAATGATGTCGGTTCTCCCTTGCGTATGTGTGTGGAGGGGAAGAACTTCGATAGTGTAAGAACATAAGTTTTAATCTTTTCCATTGTCTGTAAATTTATTTTGCTGTTAAATGGTTAAAACGGGCATTCTTCATCGGATGGCTGAAAGTCATCCCAGTTGAATTGAGAGGCTTCAAAGGCTTCCTGCTCACGCCGTTTGATTTCTTCCTGTAAATGGTTGCTGTTATCCCAAACGGGTTCTGTTCCGTTGACAAAGGGGCTGTAACGCCCGTTGTTCAGGTTATATTTGAACAGAGCCATTCCGCACTCTCCGAGGTGTCTGAACTTCACTTTCTTCACGTAGATTTCAACCGTGTTTTCAAGTCGGTTTCTGTGAACGACAATACCGAAATCAGCCTTGTTGTAGAAGTTAGCCGAGCCGCTGATGTCATAAAGTGTCGGTATCTCAGGCTCGCCGTCTTTGTTCTTCTGCATCTTTGTTGGGTGCGCCATAAGGATAACCAACACATCGTGCTGCTGTGCGAAGTTTGTCAGTTTGTCAAGCAGCCTTGATATGTATTTAGTCTCGTTCTTGCCCTCGCTTTCATCTTCAAGCCTGTTATATGGGTCAATAACGAGAACTTTAATCCCCTTGCGTCTGACAAGGAATTTCGCCCTTTCGAGAATTGCGTCAACCCTGAAATCGCTTTTCGGGGATATGAAGAAGAAATTTGTTTCAAGGTGTTGTTTCACTTGTTTGTACTCCCCGTATGTCAGGTGTTCTTTGTCAAACTGTTTGCCCGTGAACTTCTCAATCAGTTTTGAGGCGTGATATTCCAGCGGGGCGTTCTCCGGGCTGAAATAAGCGAAACGCCAGCCGTAGCGGATATTCAATCGTTCTGCAATTTCGTCAATAAATTCAGACTTACCCGAACTCGGAACGCCCGTGATGATACACAGACGCTTCGTTTCAAAAGAGCACAATCGGTCGAAGTTGTCATGCCCGATTGTTACCCCTTTCTGCAAGCCATGCTCAAACAGAGCGTCAAGGGATTGTTCAAAGTCTGACAGCGTGAAAACGCCTTCAATCTTTATTTCGGGAGCGTCAGCGATACATTTCAGAAGACTTTCACGCCCGTACTTCTGCAGGTGTTCGTTAGCGTCCTTGCATCCGTCCCCGTATTCAATTATCCGGCAACGTTCAGCCCCGAAACGCCTTATCAGTTCTTCTTTCAGAACAACGCCTTTCGTGTCCGTGTCGGATGCGATGTATATTGTCTCTTTGTCATCAAAGTATTCTTCGAGATAATCATCAAGGTAGTCAAGGTTTGAGTTAGCCCCGTTCGGAACGCTCACAACATCTGTCCGTCCGCATTCAAAGAATGACAGAGCGTCCATTTCGCCCTCCGTGATGATACATTCTTTCGTACCTTTGATGTTGTCAATCCCGTATGGGAGAAGTTCTGCGCCTGAACAGAGTTTGAAACATTTGTCTCCCGTTCTGAATTTCGTGTTGACAAGTTCCCCGTTATGGTAGTAGTTGAACTGAACCGTATTCGCTTTGCCGTTCTTCTGTGGCATCCATTCAAGCCCCTCGGTTACTTTCATCGCAGTCAGGGTCTTTTCGCTGATACCCCGTCCCTTGAACCATTCAAGGGCTTTCCCTGAGATTGAAGAACAGTCCTGACGTGGGGCGGGTTTCTTGTAAACGGGTTTCTCGCGGCGTATGGGGGCGGCGTTGCGCCACGGGCGGTCTTCTTTTTCCCAAGGCTCTTTTTCCGCTGCACAGCCCGAGAAGCCGCAGTAATGACAGTTGAATTCGCCTGTTTCAAGGTTGATAGAAAGACTTTTGTCACGTTTGTCGTGACGCTGGTCATGGCACTGTGGGCAGAAAACCTTTCTGTTTCCTGAACGCCCGTAGGGGGCTTTTATCCCGTATCTTTCCCAATTTATGCTCATAATAAAATCCAAGTGTTTGATGATGAATCCCAAGCGTGTCTGTCAGACGGACGGGGTGGGGCTGTAGGAGGTATTATTGCCTTACCTGAACCGTATGTCCTTCGCCCTGAGTTGTCATAGAACTCGCCGACACCGAGTTGAACCTTTGTGACTTTTGAATCGTTCTGAACGCCGCTGCCTTTATCGTTGTCGTAGTTGCCCTCTTGAACCTTTATCCAGTTTGAACCGTTCTCAAAAATCCAATCGAATGTCGCCGTCCACGCCCTTTTGTTGGATTGCCGCCCGGTCAGGAAGTCGGAAGCCTGAACACGCTTGAAGATGTCTTCTGCGGTCTGTATCCAAGTCTCACGGCTTTTGCCCCATTCGTCACAACGGCATTTTATTTTTGTTCGCCTGTTGTCATTGAGTTTTTGAACTTTCGGCAGAGAAACACAGATTGAGTTCCACAAGGCGCATATATCCTGATAAGGATATTTTTCTTTGCTCTCCTTTTCTTTACTTTCCTCTCCTTTAGGGGTTTCTTGCGCAGAAAACCGTTCTTCATCCTGTGTTTTCTCGGAAGAAACTTTCTGTTCAGGCTGTTTCTTGTCTTCAAAACTGGGTTTTGACGGGAGGTTGGTGTTACGGGTTCTGTAAACATCTGAAAGGTTTCTGACAAAATTCGCAATCCATAAAACACGATGTTCGTTCCATAGCTCAATGTCAATTTTGTTTAGATTTATCAAGACGTTGATAATGTCTTTCGCCTTTTCCTCTGTGACACGTGTTTTGGCAAGAAGATACTCCCAATTTGAAGCGTTTGAACAATCATAGAAATGCCCCTCACTTTCCCCGAGAATTTCAAGGAGTTTGAACCAAAACGCATATCCGTCATTCCCGAACTTATTTTCAAGGATGAAAATCGTGCGCCCGCCCTTGACGAAGTGCGGGAAATAATCAACGGTTTGTTTTTTCGGTCTTGCCATAGCCTGATGGATTTATAGGGTTGTAAGAATTGATTTGCGGAGTTTCTCGTTCCTTGCGTTCCATTCAAAGGAGCGTATCATCCATTGACGGTAATCAAGGGGAATGTCCGCTATTCTGTTCCCCTTATATTTGCCGAAAGGCATGATTTCAATCGGGGCTTCTGCCCGAGCGTCTATCGCCCGTGTGTCTTCACGGGTGTAATGACCGATGTCCGAAATGGGTATGCCTGACAGAAGCCGCCCGCCCGTTCCGAACATTCGCCACATTTTACCCTGCTCAAACGTGATGTCTTCAACACGCCCGAAACGTTCAACATTGCCGCCGAGGTCAACAATCAAAGCGTCCGTTTTCTCGGGGTCAATACGTGTCGCACGTCCGATAATCTGATAATACAAGGCGATAGAAGCCGTAGAAACGCCTAAAACGATGCAGTCGATACCTGTATAGTCAAAGCCTGTCGAAAGCACTCTGACGTTAAATATGACCCGTATTTCGCCCGCCCTGAAACGTGTGATGACCTGAGAACGTTCCGTCTTATCCATTTCCCCGTAAATCACGGCTGAGTTTGGGTATTTCTTTGAAAGCGTTATAGCGTCCTCAACAGAGGGAACGAAGACAAGAATATGGCGGCGGTCTGAATGTCTGTCAAGGGCTTGAACAATCTGTTCAGACCCTCCGTTCGCATCATACGCCCGCTGAACGCTTTCTTCCGTGTATTCAGATTTTGAACTGTTGAAGACAAGAAGACTGCTGTCGAATCCCGTTGTCTCATATTGAAGCGGAGACCAAAAGCCGAGGCGAACCATTTCAGCCACCTGTCCGACATGAATGATTTCTTTGAAGAAGTTGCCTTTTTTTGAACGGGAGGTCAGCATGACAAGTTTTGAGAAGTTCTGCCCGTCCTTATCCCGGTTCGTTTGCAGCTTCACGGGGGTAGCCGTGATTCCGAGAACGTGGGTTATACCGCTTTCTTTCAGGAAACGCCCGAGCATACTGTCAGCCTCACGGGGATAAAGGTGCGCTTCATCAATCAACATTTTTGTAAACCCGAGAGACTTGAATTTAGCCCCGAGGCTCTTTATTGAGCCTATCGTGGCGTAAGTTATATGGGCGATGTCCTTTCGCCCGAAACTTGCGCTGTAAATACCCGCATTCAAGGCGAAATCCCCGCATAGCGAGCAATATTTCAAATAGTTTTGTTCGAGCAACTCTTTCGAGGGTTGAAGAACAATCATTTTATCGTTGCTGTTCTTTGCGACAAAAGCCGTCAGTATTGATTTTCCCCAAGCGGTCGGGAGAACAATCAAACTCGGCTTCGGTTTCTTTTCCGTGAAGAACTGAATAGCCTTGTTTATCGGCTCTGTTTGGTTTTCTCTGAGTGTTATCATATTTGAGAGAATAAAACTCCGTATTTAGGGCTAACCACGCATAACAGCAAGCGTTTGAAAACCTTTCGGATGTTCAACCCATGTACGGAGTTTATATCGTTGTTTAACTGTCTTTTCATTTCGGTTATTGCAAAGATAAGTGATTACATTGTACTCACTTCAAATCGTGAAGATTTTTTTTAAGGCTCTCAGAAAGTTCAGGCTTTGAAAGCGGCTGTTTCGCTTTCAGTTTCTTCACAAGGATATTTGCGAGGCGAACCTTGTTATAAGTCCGGGTGTCCTTTTCTTCAACCTGAACCCCGTCTTTCCATGCTTCGATATAGCTGATTATATCTTCCATTTGCTTATTTGAAATGATATACATAACCGTCTGACCTTTCTTTGTTGATTGAACCTTATTTTAACAGGAAGCGGCGTGCCCCCTGAACCTCCCTTGAGAACTCGGAAACCATTTCAGGGTGTGCGGCTTTGAAAGCCTTGTCATCAAACTTCATTGACGGCTTGGGGGCTTTCCATGTGGCGAGCGTCTGACCTCCGTAGCTGATAGCCTCTGCGTCTCCGAAGCCGAGTTTAATGCGTTCTTCCAACTCTGTCTTGATTTCATCAAGTTTATCCATCTCTTTCTTGACTTCTTTCAACTTTTGATAGTCTGAGAAAATAGCGTCATTCACTTCAACGATTTTCCCGTCCGTGTGACGGTTGAATTTCAGCAGAATGTCTTGAACCGATGTCGCTTCGGGTTCTTTCTTCCCTTGAATGTTGTCACGCCAAAACTTTTCAACTTCTTCAACTATCCATGCGTAGAAGTCAGGAACAAAAGACAGGTCTTTGTAGCCGAACTCACGTCCTGAACAGAGCCAAGCCAAACTGCCCTCTTTCAATTCTGCAACCCCGAGTTGATATTGAACCTGACAGAACCAATGCTTCGGCAGATCGTCAGAGGAAATTTTCATTTGGGTGGTCTTACATTCCAAAACACCTTTGTTTGAAGCGTTCTTCTTTTCTCCTGCGAGCCAATATGTACGGTCAGGGCTGACCTGTAGATAGGGGCGTTCATTATTTCTTATCAGCCAGTCCCCGGCTGATGACTTGATTATTTCACGTCCCGTATCGTCATGCCAAAACTGCGCAACAGCGTCTTCGAGATAATGACCCGCTTTCATAGCAAATGTCTCTGTTTTAGGTTCATCAAGACCAACCTTGCGTCTCCAAAGCTGATAAGGGGTTTCCCACGGGTTCAACCCGAGAATAGTTGCAACCTCACTGCTCCCGATACCTGACTTTCTATGTTCAAGCCATTCGTTACGGTCTTTCGGTCTGATAATCGTGTAGCTCATTTTCTTTCCTCCTGCTCTTTTGTGTTCAATACTGATTTCATCAAAGAATCAAGCATACTTAGAGAAGCAGCCCTCTTTAACAACTCACGTCCTTGGGGTTGTCTTATAAACCCGACTAAAGCGTGAACGACTTCTTCTTCATTTCCCATGATAGACCCGGTTTGACGTGAGCTTTCCCCGTTTTCGTCAGGCTCAGAGGCGATGATAATTAAGGCGTGTCTCTTATCAGACTTTTCTATAAACTTCTGCATTTCTTCTGAAAATGCGTCAACCTGTGACATAAATTCGCTGTTATTTTTAGTTTCCATAAACTGTTGATATTTGAATGTTAAACATTTGTTGTTACTCACTTGCGGATAAGACAGAAGTCTGCCCAGATGTTGATGAATTGTTTCCCGCAGTAAATGGCGAGCGTGTCGCTCTTTAAGCAAAGGCGAGAACCGACGTTCGCAGACGTATCCGAGGGGGCGTTATTCGAATTCGCATAAGCGAGACCCACATAACTTGTTTGATAGTCGCCTGTTGACATTAAGCAGCAGTTCTTCTTCTCATCTTCATTCATGTTGTCGATTTCATCCTGTGTATAGAGCCAGAACCAAGGATAATAACTCCATTCATCTTCCGTGAATTGAGGTTCCCAGCCCCCGTTCAAGGCGGCGCAGATGATACGGAGTTTGAGGTATGCAAGTATGTCCGTATCGTTTTTATTGTTTTCGTGGATGTTGTTTGTATAACCGTTATATGACCTTACAAATGGGTGTTCTTCCCCAAGTTCACGGCAAGCGTCTTCAAAGGTCTTTACACGCTCCATGATGTCTTTGGGTTTGAATGTATCTTCCCCGAAAACCTTGTGCATTTCGTTCTGAACCTGTTCTTTTGAAATTGCCGGGTAATTGGTTAATACCTGATAAAGTTCCCGCAAATCGTCTCTTTTGACTTCAATTACTTCTTTCATAATGTTTTACTTTTTAGATGTTGATGTTTTCTTTGACTTTTCTTCTTTGATTTCACCCGTTTCAGGGTCAACGTTGGCGGGTATCTCTCCCGTTGCTTGTGCGATAGCCGCTGCCGCCTTGTCAGCCGCCGAAGCGGTCTTTTTATTGGCTTCTTCTTGTGCTTTGGCTTCAAGTTGTGGTTTGACAAAGGTTTCCTGAACGGTTGTCGTTCCCTCTTTGATTGCGTTCCAAGTGGCTCTCAGTTCAAACAGACGTTCTTTGTCTATGTCTGCGATAGTCTTGATGCCGAGATATTGGCAAATCATGGCTTCTGTCACGCCCGCTTTTGCGAAGTTCGCCAAACAGTTCTTGCGTGATGTCTCAACGTCAATCGCCTGACCGAGCGCAACCTTTTTAACTTCATTGATGACACGTTTTGTAACGGCTTTCGGTATGACCGCCAAGACTGCGTTTCTGAAAGCGATTGAGGCGGCTGCGTTGCCTGTCACAACCTGCATGTCGTCACTGTATGTCTTACCCGTTTTCGTTGTTATCCGGCGGTCAACGGTCTTGCAAACGGCGAAGTTTGTTTCAAGGTCATGGCAGACAGCCTGAGCCGTGATTTTACGCCCGTCATTTCCGATGATGCGGGTCTGAACTCTCAGGTTTCCCCAAGCCCCTGCGATGATTTCTGCCATACGGATTGAAAGCCCTTCAATGGTGTTGTCATTACCGTTTGCGTCCTTTCTTCTGAGAACATAGAAGCAGTCTTCTGCCGTTTCCTTATCCATTGTGGCATAGGTGGCGATTTTGTTTAAGACTGTATTCAGGTCACGGGGATATTGCTTCGCCGTGGCAATCTGAATGTCAATTTCTGACCGGGTAATTCCCGCAAGCATTTCAGCTTGTTTGATTTCAATAATGTCATTTTCCATAATGATGAAATTTGATTGTTAATAAAATGATTGATTTAAATTTTATGGGTTGCTAAATATGTTGTAGCCTGACTTTGAATTTCTTCTTCTGTCGGTATGCGCCGTTCAAGCATCCATTCTTCCAATTCAGACTTCTTGAAATATAGTTTGCGGTTTTTCTTGAAGTATGGTATTTGTCGGTTGCTTGTCAGGCGGTAAAGGTGTCCTTTGCTCAATCCCGTGAACAGAATCGTTTCTTCAAAGTCAAGAACCGTTTTTGAACTGATAAGCGTCAACCGTGAAAGGTTGTCTATCTTTTCGTTGAGTTGTTCCAAAGTGATTTCCATATTCAATCCTCCTGCATGTTTATTTCCGGTAAAAGACCCTTTTTTGAGAGCCATTTCCCGCATAGAATACAACCTGAAAAACTTGTTATCGCAAGGGCTTTAATCAGAAAGAAATCGCCCAATGTCATACATACCTCGGGGGCTTCTTCTCCTGCGAGAACCATGAATGAAACCATTCCCCAAAGACCAAGAACGGTCATCAGCCCCCATTGAATAATTTTCTTTTTCATAATGACTTACAGTTTTCGATGTCAAACATTATCGCTTTCAATCCCGTTCTTACGATGTCTTGATATTTAATCAAGAGTTTTTGAAGACGGGCGTTTTCCGTGTTTATGGTCTTGTTAGCTGTTTCAAGAGCTTTGATATACTGTGCGTCAGACTGTCCGTTCCGGGAAACCGTTACCTCCGTGACGTGCGGTTCGGGAAAAAGCCATTCAAAAAGTTCTGTTTCTTTGACTGTAACGGTGCTCACAGTCTTTGTCGTTCTTTTTGTTGTCACAGTCTTTGTCTTTTCTGCCGCCGCTTTGGTCTCGTTTTTTCTCTTTTCAGCTTTGCGCTCCCAATACCTTTCCATGTACTTTTTATTGTACTCGGTCTTGATTTTTTGCGCCTCTTTACTTAGTGCCATTTATACCCCCTTTCTGCGCTTCCAATTTCTTCTCCACACGGCGGCGAATCAAGTAAATAGTTCCTGCGCTGTGTATGTTATATTTCTTCATCAGGTGTTCTGTTACGAGCGTTTTACTCTGTCCCTCAACGGCAATCAGGGCGTTATACTCGTTGTAAATAGCCAAGTCACGGGTTTCCCGTTCTGTTTGGCAAGGTGTCTTAAAAATCATTGTTTCCATATCGTCATTTGTTTGAAATTGCTTTTCTGTATGTCACGTCTTCCATACCATTTGATAGGGATAAAATGCGCATGAGTTCTTCAAGGTCTATTTCCTTGTCGCTTGCCTTGTCATCATCGTTAGGGGTACAGTCAAAGATGTTATGTTTGTTGACGAAAGCGTGGAGAATGTCTTTCATTAGGCGTTTTTTCTCTTTGTTAAACTGAGACTTGAAGAACGCAACCATGTCGGATATTTCAGCATATTCCAAGTCTGTCAGGTCTATGTAGATTGTCTTCTTTGAAGCACTGTAAGTTGACCCATTAAATGCTTCGCTCTTGCTACCAAGAACCGATAGGAAGACTTGAATGATAATCGTGCGTTCTTCTTTGTTCCTATACTTGAATGTCCTGCGTGAAATATTGTTTTCGCAGATGTCTTCAAGCGTCATACCGTATTTTCTCAGATGTTCTTCAAGAAGACGGCGGGCGTTCTCTGCCTCCCCACCGCATCCCCGTTCTGCGAGAGCGAGAAGTTTTTTGAGTTTGTCAGTAATTCTTTCCATATCAAAAATTTACTTATCAGTTTATTCCGATTTTATTTATTATTTCGTATATTTGTCCGCATACAAAATTGTATGACGATGCAAATATAAGCAAAGTAATTGTTTTGAAAGAATCTGTCTCTTATACACATCTCCGAGCCCACGAGACCGTACTAGATCTCG